ACTATATACCTGAATGGTGATACTGTCAAGGTTAGCATAAGCGAGCATAGTGGAGTATAAATGATGGCTTAGGCATAAGGAATTGTTGTAACTTGCCATAAAGGAAGGACACTACTATTTTACTACCGTTTGAAATATATTTTAAGGGACTTGATAAACTATATTGAGTATGGTATAATAGGGGTGAGGTGATAAAATGAATTACACGCAGTTCTACAAAGAAGTTCGCAAGTATGCGTCTAATTATGCTAGTCGGTTATTTAGGGACGAGGGTGCGAGGATTGAGGCGGTAGATAAGGCGATGGACCTGGTAGTAGATAGATTATTAAGGGAAGAGATTACGATATCACTAGCAAAGCGTATGGCCCACGACTCGCTATTTAATATCTTCAGGGATACCCCCACCAATAAGAATAAGAACCTAAAAGTTAAATTGAGCCAAATACCAGGGGCAGTGGAAAGGAGTGTAATGACCCTATACTCTCAGGGCCATAGACCCGCAGCAATAGCCAGGGAATTAGGCAAAGATAGCTCTAACACCCGCACAATAATACGTAAATGGACTGTCTGAAAAATAAAGTTCCCCCACATGCTTAAAATGCCCCCAATTATCACCCCTTTTGGTGGTATACTATATAGGAGGGTATAAGAGCAACGGTTCCTTCGGGCTAAGTTTAATAGCCGTTCAACTTCCTTCTTATCAACACGATACTATTGAGCTGATAGTGATTGAGTTTAGACAGAGATTGGGAGAAGCGGAGCACCAAATCAATACCCCAGTTACCGGTGGTGAATTAACACCATCCACGAAAGTGCTACACTAAGAGATGGGGCAACTGCCGAGACGTCGGGACTGAGTAGTAGGGTACAGGGCTACTGGCTGGGGATATAGTGGGGTGCAACGAGCAATAAGCGGGTTGCTTAATAAATTGTAAGCTATGTCGTTTAGACAGAATACCTACCCCACTACATATAGTATCACAAGGAATGAACACCACAAGATGTAGCAGAGAGGTTAAGAAATGATACTGTTGACTGACGAAGAGATACATGAAGCTACTGGGATTGAGTGGAATAGCAGTCATTTAAGGGTAAGGGATGCCCAGTTAAAGAAGATATATGATTGGGGGAATGAGCCGTGCCCTCATTGGGTGGGTGACTTGAAAAGAGAGTGTCCTGATTGTTGGCAAACTTTATTAGAAGAGATTAAATGAAACTAACACAAAAACAAATAGGCTTTGTCTTGGATGTTGTAAAAGAGGTTAAACCAGGACAGGCATATATGAATCATTACAAAGTAAAGAGTATGGCGGTTGCTGATGCTGCTGCTTCAAGGCTGTTAAAAACTGTTAAGATTCAGGCATATCACAAAGAGCTACTTGAGAAGATGGAAGATGAAACCATTGCCTCTGCTAAAGAACGCAGGCAGAGACTCACAAAGTTCTTGAGAGAAGATAATTATAGCAAGTATGGTATCAACAGGCAATCTAACATTCAGGCATCAGACCAACTCAACAAGATGGAAAAGATATACACTGAGAATATAACTATAGATAATAGGACATTAAATATAAATGTTGGAGACCCAAAGGAAAAACTCATTAGCTTACTCAACCGCTTGTCTCTCAGAGCAGGAGAGGCAGAAGGCGATACAGGAACTAAGCCAGAAGGAAGCTGAAGCCCTTTTATATGACTGGGGGTTCTGGGCTAGACCTAAACAGCTTCCCCCTAGCTGGGATTGGTATATATGGCTAATCCTTTCAGGCCGTGGGTTTGGCAAGACCCGTACAGCCAATGAACTTGTTGTTAAATGGGCAAGTGAAGGTTACAGCCCCATTGCCTTGATAGGTCAGACCAAAGCGGATGTTAGGGATACGATGGTTGAGCTAGGGGATTCGGCTATCTTGAATATAAGCCCTCCCTGGTTCAGGCCTAAGTATGAACCATCAAAGAGACGTATAACGTGGCCTAATGGGGTTATAGGGATTATCTACTCAGGGGATGAGCCTGACCAATTAAGGGGGCCGCAGCATGCCAAAGCTTCTGTTGATGAATTAAGCAAGTTCAAGTATCCGCAAGAGACGTGGGATAATTTGATGCTTGGTCTCAGGACTGGTGATAATCCGCAAGCGATTGTTGCGACAACTCCTAGACCTATTAAGATAATCAAGAACCTATTAAAAGACAAAAGGGTGGCTGTTACCAGGGGGCATACACTAGACAACAAGGCTAATCTAGCACCTGCTTTCTTGAAGTATATAGTAGACAGATACGAAGGGACTAGGCTTGGCAGGCAGGAGTTAGCTGGTGAAGTCTTAGAGGATAATCCCGATGCACTATGGAGTCGGTCACTTATTGATGAAAATAGGGCTGTAGGACATCCTGATTTGATTAGGGTGGTTGTTGGGGTTGACCCTCCAGGCGGTGTAACAGAATGTGGTATTGTTACAGTCGGTCTTGCTAATGTGAATGGTCAGGAACACGGCTTCGTATTAGAAGACCGAAGTTTACACGCTTCTCCTGATGGGTGGGCGGAGGCTGTGCTTACTGGATATAATCACAACAAGGCTGACAGGATAGTAGGTGAGGCTAACTTTGGTGGTGATATGGTAGAGAATACCATACTACAAGCAGCTAGGTCCAGGAACCAATATGCTAGCTATAAGCACGTTCATGCTAGTAGGGGTAAGGCGGTAAGGGCGGAGCCCGTAGTTGCTCTATATGAACAGGGTAGGATGCATCATATTGGTGAATTCCCCCAACTTGAAGATGAGATGTGCGAATGGATACCTGGGGAAACGAAGGAATCACCTAATCGTGTTGATGCTCTTGTTTGGGCAATAACAGAACTTATGTTAGGAGAGCCTGAACCCGAAGAAGCTATTATAATTTACGATTCAATGGAAGCAGTTAAGGGATTAGAATTATAAAAGGAGGGTATTATGGTAGCAAAATCTCATCAACGGGGACATGAGACGGAATACATTGATGGAAGGTGGGTATACTCTGATGATAAAAGCCCTATAACAACTGGGCGACCTTGCGTAAGGTGTGGCAGAGTGCCTACCCCAGAAGGATATGATGCTTGTTTAGGCTATATCCCAAATATAAAGTCGGCTTGTTGTGGACACGGAATAGGGGAAGGCTATATTGATGAGATTAACCATACTAGAAAAGTGCTTGATAGATTAGGAGAGTGGCAGGTAAACTCAAACCACACAATTATTATCAAACTGGATAAGCAGTAAGAGGGTTGGAACTATAAAAGGAGGGAACAATGACAACTAAGATTAAGGTACAATGCCCCTATGCTGATAAGTGTATAGACGAGGGCAAGCAAAAGTGTTCTACCTGTGTTCACAATGAAAAGCGGAGTTATTACAAGCATTATGACCCATATCCGTGGCAGCCTTACTATCCATATTGGCCTTACTGTGAGAAGCCCACTTATGAGCCGTGGAAACCATATTGGACTGTGACCTATGGCGGTACTAGCGATGATGCGTTGGAACTAACAAGTTATTATCAGGGTGTCTAGTAGCAGGAGATTAAATGACAGAAGAAACTCGTTTAAGGGATAATGCACCAAGAGATGAGCTTGATATTTTAATCAGGGAAGCTACTGCTAGTGTTTCGGCAGACCTTGCGTTAGAAGATGCTGGCTGGATAAATCTAAGCGGTGCCAATGGGGATGTAATTTCAGGTGCAGAGAGGATAACGAACCTCAAACTATCCCGTCTCTATTCCACTAAAGACCCTATGGGGAAGCAGTCAATCAGATTGTGGACTGATTATACATTCGGAACTGGGATGACCTCCCACTCAGATGAGGATGCTACTGAAAAAGTAAGAAAGGCTTTTTGGGATAGCAAGGCTAACCAGAATATATTATCGGCTAGAGGGCAACGCAAGTCATCCAATAAACTGTTAATTGATGGCGAGGTATTCTTTGCTATCTTTTTGGGGCCAGAAAGCAGAATCAGGTGGATTGACCCGTTGGAAATAACCGAGATAATCACCGATTCGGATGATAAAGAAAATGTTAAGTTTTACAAACGAGAGTGGTCTGACGCTCAGGGTAAACCTCACACTGCATACTACCCTTCGGTAAATAATCCTAAGAACGAAGGGGCCAAGGATGCCGATGGGAAAGAAGTTAAAGCGGGAAGTGATGCACCTTTAGTTTATCACTTAACCTATAATACGATTAGTCAAAGAGGGAATCCGTTACTTTTACCAGCCCTAACCTGGATGAAGTACCTGACTAAACAAATATCTAGTTACATAGCTGTAGATATAGCACAGGGAAAGTTTGTGTTAAGGTCAAAGGTAAAGGGCGGGCAGGCTGCGGTAGATGCTATCAAGGCGAAAACAGAAGGCAAGGAAGTGGCTGCTGGTTCAACATTACTAGAGAATATGGGGGTGGACACCACCTCCTTCAAGATAGACGCAAGGGCACAAAACGCCTATGCTGGGGCACGTCTAACCAAGCTCCAAATAGCTGCTGCCGTGGGTATTCCCGAGCAATACTTCGGTGATATATCAATCGGCAATCTAGCTACAGCTAAGACTGTTGAACTGCCGATGATGAAGATGTTCCAGTCCTATCAGAAAGTATGGGAAGATACTTATAAGGACATTAACGAGGTTGTCTTTACCCATAATAGCATCTCAGAGGACAAGCAGTATGTAGATATGGACTTCCCCAAGATAGCGCCAGAAGACGTGGCATCGGCAGCACAGGCTATTGTCGGGATACTTCAGGTTATGCCTGAACTTGGTAACTCCGATGATGTCAAACAGATAGCCCTAATGACCTTAGGCGTAAACGACCCTGCCGAGGTATTGGATGAGCTTGGTAAAGCAGAAGAGAGTGACCCTAACATTAAACTAGCCAAGGCGTTGAAACAATTCAG